GAACTCACCCTCCCAGACCTTGCCGTCCGGCTGCGTCTGAACCTGACCGACGGCCAACCCTTCCGCACCGAAGGCGTCAGCGAAGAGGGGATAGCGCTTGTAGAGTGCGAAGGCGGCGGGCATGATCGCTTTGAAGTGCGGCTTCTGCCAGGGTGTCGGGCGGAAGATGTCGGTGTTGACGCCGAACGCCTTACGGACATTCACGCCGAGGTCCTGGAAGACGGGCAGGTGATAATCCGTCTCGCAGAACACGAGGTCGAAGTTGCCGAGGTTCGCGTGGTTCGGAGGGCCACCGGCGAAGCAGAGTGCCGTCGGCTTCCCGAAGCGGCGCACGAGGGCGTGTAGGGGTCGGTCAAGACCACCCCAGCACAGTACGGCGTCCGGCTCAAATGCCAGCGCTTCCTCAAGGGTCTCCGCCGGTCGTGGGTATTGTTCGATACTCAGGTTGCCGGTCGTGACCTGCGCATCGCCGTAGGGGACGAAGATACGCACTTCCCACTCCTTGCCGAGCTCCTGAAGAGCGGCGTAGAGGCCGTCGGCCCAGTTGAGAAGTTCCTGAGTACGGAACTCAGCGTGCCAGAGAAAGGCGAGTTTAAACGTAGCAGGGCACCTCTTTCTCATCCGCAAGCGCCTGCACTTCCAACCGCGCCCGCTCGTCGGCGTTCAGGACAGCGAGCCACTGGATCGCTACCCGCTCCCATGTCACCTTGCGGGCCTCAGCCATCATCTGCCGGCGCATCTCTTCCAGTTCAGGAGCCTTCCGCGTGTCCCACCAATGCAGCCGCTTCATGAAGTGCTTGGGGTTCCGTGAGTCGACCAGCGAGTACCTCTGGATGCACCGCTCGGCCAGTGCCCCCACGGGTCGCGTGACGGGGATGCAGCCGTTCGCCTGCGCCTCCATTGCGGCGATACAGTAGGTCTCGTGCCAGTCCTGCCCGTTCGCCTGAATCGAGGGATAGAGCCAGAACTGGCTCTTGGCGAACTCCTTTGCGAGTTCCTTCTGGCCTACGCGCCCGTGATCGAAGACCTGCGGCTGCTTCATGAGCCGCATCACCTTCTCCTTGAAGGGAGCCATCTCGGGGTACGCTTCCATCGTCCGGTCGTAGTTATTCCAACCGTAGAAGACGTGGAGTTCAGCGTCCTTCCACTTCTTCAGGATGCCCGGCCACCATGTCAGCAGTACATCGAGGCCACGGTCGGGGGACGACGCATACACGAAGCGGTGTCGCTGCGGTTCCTTGAGTTCGGGACCCCACGTGTGCAGACCGTCGCCTGAGACAAGAATCTGCTCCGGTTTCAGGAAGGGGTACGTCTTCATCACGTGACTGCGGTGCCACTCCGACAGAACGACGACGCGGTGAATCTTGACAGCGTTCTCGGGAGTCAACCTGTCCTGGCAGTCGGTGTCGTGCATCCAGAGCCAGCGGTGTTGCGCGTTCACGTAGGCCGCCGCTTCGGGGATACGGCTGCCCACCATGAGGAAGGCAGGCAGGACGCCCAAGAACGGCGCCGCCGGGTTGAACCGTTCGGCGAACTGGTAGGCAACGCCGTTGACCACGCCCTCGTAGCCAGCATAGACGACTACGGCGAAGCCCACCGCGGCGAACTCCTCTGCCATCTTGATCGCCGCCGTCTCAGAGCCGCCCAAGCCACCTTCGTTCACCCACCCCGGCTCCCAGTCCTCCGGCCCGTGGCCGAGATAGAAGACGATGCGGGGCATGTCGAGGTTCTTCATGTCCCACTCGACGGCCCACGTGCCGAAGCCGGGGATGAGGTTCGCGGTGTGGTCGCGCTTCTTGAACAAGTTGATAACCCGCCGGTCCTGCCGCTTGCCTATGAGTTCAGCAAGTTCGCCCATCGAGAAGTGCCGCACGTGCATCCGTGCGTGGTCAGCCTCGATGCCCGGCCCCTCGATGCAGACTTCCGCCGGCACGGTAGCGATGAAGCGCCCGGAGACGTTTTCCACGACGCCCATGAGTCGCTGCGCTTGCGGCCCCGCCGTGTGTTCGAGGATTTCCAGCAGGAGAACAACGTCGAACTTGCCGAACTTCTCCATCGGCATGAGCAAGGGGTCGCCGCAGACGAACTTGACCAGCTTGCGGACCTCCTTCGGTTGCTTCCGCAGGTAACGCTTTGCATCTGCGATGGCGTGGCGCGAGATGTCAACCGCCGTGACCTCGCAGCCGAACTTGAGAGCCAGTTCAATGTCGAAGAGACCGTTGCCACAGGCGATGTCCAGCACCCGCTTGGGCCGCAACTTCTCGAACCGCTCCTCGACGAAGGCAAAGCGCGCCCACAGGCTGAAGTCGGCTGTGGCGTAGGTCACTCCGTCGACCTCGCTGATCTGAAGTGGCACGACCTCATGGTCGACGCTCTCGTAGAGTTCGCGGTACTTGTCGGGGTCATCCAAGTGGGCGTTCATCTTTTCCAGTCGCCCCCTGACTGTGCCGATCCGCGGGTCGCCCTCAATGTTGTGCGGCAGGTAATGGCGGGCGAGTTCCCGTGCCTTCAGCGTGTCGCCGACTCTAACAAGGTGGTCGACAAGTTGTATCGTCGCCCTGATCGACTTGTCGCTTCGCACGGACTCGACGTAGAGGCGGTGGTAGAACTGGAGGATAAGGTTCTCCGGCGCGATCTTTAGCGCCTTCTCGATGACCTGGAGGGCCTTGTCGTCCATACCGAGGGCGTGGTAGCAACGGTGCTCGATGTCCCAGCGGTTCAGGGTGTAGTCAGTCGGCGTCACGAAGACCGCCGGCGGTGCGTCAATCTTGTCGTTCGCGTTGAAAATCCACGTGAGCGCCCGCGTGGCATCCTGCTTGCCCCACCAATCGGCGTGAGCTCGCAGGAGGTAGCCATCCTTGATCTCCGGCTGCATGTCGATGGCGATGGCCGCCCAGTTCGCCATCTCAGGCCACCTCTGAAGGTTCCAGCAGCACTTCGCCGCGAAGCAGCAGGAATGCCACTGCTCCAGTTGCGACTCCGGCTCCTGATAGTAGGCTTGGAAGTAGAAGAGGGCCGCTTCCCACTTCAGCATCCCGAAGAGACAGTGCGCCATCGCCAACCGTGTCCGCCGGCACTTTGGCGCTTCCTTCTCCATCATCTGCAAGAGACGGAAGTTCCGCGGCCCCTGGTCGGTCACGTTCTCATGCACGTAGAGGCGCTGGTGGACGACGGTGATGCGCTGGTCGAAGGCGATAGTGTGCGGGATGTCGCTGAAGCAGACCTCGTGCAGACGCGCCGAGTGCTGTCGGCAACTACAACCCCACTGCCAGTTCAAGTCCCGTCTCATGAGGCGGTGCTGGTCGTGTTTGACGATGCAGTTGCCGTTCTCGTCGAAGGCGTAGAGGTAGGGAAGTTGAACGGTACCCCAGTCCTTCGCGTCCGCATCCGCGGCGAGTTCGCGCAGGAGTTCCGGCTTCTCAACCACGTCGTCGGCGTCGATCCAGAATATCCAGTCCGAGGTGCAATGGGAGAAGAGGGCGTTTCTGGCGGCGCTGAAGTCGTCGCACCACTCGAAGGGGAATACCTTGTCGGTGTACTTCCGGGCGATCTCTTCGGTGTTGTCCGTCGACTCGCCGCCGAGTAGGACGACGATCTCGTCGACATAAGGAACGAGGGGGCCGATAGCCCCCTCCAATGTCTCGCCGGCGTCACGAGCCATTATCGCAAGGGTGATTGTACTCACGCGCCCTCTTTTCCTTTCCAGCCACTCTCGACCGCCACCATCGGCCCGAAGTGGTCTTCAAGGCCCTTCAGATTGAGCGCGCCCTGCTCTCTCACGGCTTTGAGGTGATGATCCCAGACCATCTTGAAGCAGGACGGCGCCGTGACTTCCTCGTTCGCGATGACGTTGATGGTGTGGCTCTGATAGGTGATGGGTAGGGTCTCGCTCGGCGTCCACGTCACCATCGGGAACTGATCAAGGATATCCTGTCCCGTCCACGGTATCTTGCCGATGGGGCGCCCTTCCTTGTCGAAGATGTAGGAACCCGGCTTGTTCTCGCCGCCGGCAGCGACCGCCAGCTTGCCGATGATGTCCTGCACAATCGGCGTGGAGACGATCTTGGCGAGAGCGGCAGGGTCGAGCCGTCCGAAGGCTTCTTGCACGCCTTCCAGTGCCTTCGCCGTGTCCGTCGCCTCTTGTGCCTGTTTGAGAGCCGTGAAGACGACAGCTAGGTCGCCGCTCAGTTCAATGTCGCCTGTCTTCACGGCACCTGCCAACGCAACCTCTTGCTGCTCGGCCTCTGCTTGCTTCTTCGCTTCCCGATGACGCGCGAGTGCGTCTGGGTTGCCCTTGCGTCTGCTCTTGGTCTTTGCCTTTACCACCTGTTCCTCCTTGTTAGGGCTCAGGGGGTAGCGGCCCTGCATCGCGTCAACGCGCGTTGGTTAGAGTCCTTACACGATGCAACCGTTCTACCCCCGTGTTGCCCACTAATCACTAGGCGACACCGCCCTGGATGTCGAGGGTTGCGCCGTGCTCGATGCGAACGGCGTTGCTCTCGTTCAGCCGACGGGCAGTGTAAGCCGCCTTCCAGCCAACGGAGCCAAATTGGTTCAACGCATCGAGGGCACCCGAGGAGCCGATCGGCTTGACAATGATGTCAGCCGCCTCAGCACTAAGTTTGCTCTCGCCGTAGAACTGCTCGCCCATCACAAGGGTTGTGAAGACACCCCTTCCGCTCGATCCTGCCGAGCCGTACACGCGGGCATTCGACGTGTAGATAATCTTCACGCCGAAGAAGTCGAAGGAATCACCCGTGAAGAGCGGGTTCCCTTCCCCGCGCTGTGCAGCGTGCGAGAGGATGTAGGAGAGGGTGCCGGCGCCGGCGGCGCTGCCTACGAAGTCGTATTCCGCGTTCGGATGGGCAACGGCCACGTAGCGGTTGCCCGCCTTAGCGATGCGCTTGACGTTGTTTTTCTTCAACGTCGCGACCGCCTCGCGGATTTCGGCCTCCAGCAGCGGGC